TGAAATATCTAGAGAAATATTTGGTAAACCTGTTAAAGATTTAAACCCAGATGAACTACAAGAATTAATGGAGGAGCTTGAAAGACTTAGAGAAAAATTTAGAGCAGCACAAGGTGGACGTGCTGGATTTTTTATGGGTAGTGCAAATCCAAGAGGTCTTGGATTGTTAAGACAATTATTAAATTTCTTTGGTAAGAAAAGTGATGTGATTAGAAATCCCTCAGACACTTTAAAAATAGTTAACCCGAAAGCATTTAACAAAATGTTAGAAGATGCAAAAGGTAAAATGATTCCTAAAGAGGGTATCATGGCAACTGATAAAATTAAAGATTATCAGACTGAAATGGCTAGAGACAGAATTGAAATGGTTAAAGATATGATAGAGAGAGGAAAAAGAATGAAAGGTGCAGATGATAAAATTTTAGCGTATCAAAACGATGTTAAACAAAGATTTATGAAAGATTTAAATATGTCAGAAGCAGATGCTGAAAAAGCTGCTGAGAGAATGGCCACACTCGCAGCGGATATAACAAAGATGGAAAAAACACCAAAAATCACAGAAGAGGGAATCTTACAATTAGAAAACGTATTAAAGAATATGGAGACTGGTGGTAAGAAGGCAAGGGATCTAAATGCTGACGGTGGACGTATAGGTTTCAAAGATGGCATGACTAGAAGAACGTTCTTAAAAATATTTGGTGGTCTTGTATCTTTACCTATCGTAGGTAAAGTTCTTGCACCTTTAAAACTAACTAAAGGTGTTAGCAAAGTTCCAATAATTAAAACAGATAATGTGCCTGGTAAACCAGAATGGTTCGATGCATTAGTCAACAAGGTCATCATCGAGGGTGATGATGTCACTAAAAAATTTGCAACAGGTGAGAGACAATCTATTCACCAGAAAACACTAGACGATGGTTCAGTGGTCCGAGTCACAGAAGACGTGGACGATGGTGCTGTAAGAGTGGAGTATGAGAGTGTAGACAATATGTATAAAGATCCAGTTCAATTACAATATAAAAAACCATTACCAGATGAGGGCGACCCGAATCCTGCAGCACAGTTTGATGTAGCAGAGTCAGGTCCAGTTGGAAGATCAGCAGGTCCTGATGATTTTGATATAGATATAGAGGAAGTTGGTGGCACAAGTATCAGTGACTTATCATCTGATGTTTCAAAATTAAAACAATACGCTACAGGCAAAGGACCTACTATGAAAGAAATCGTAGAGATTAAAAAAAGAAAAGATAAAGTTAAAGCAATAACATCAGACTCCGCAGCTGAAGCAGAAGAGGTTGTTAGAAGACAGGGTGACTATGTTCCTGAACCAGATGACTTTGCATCAGGCGGTATCGCTAGAATGTTAGGAGAGTAATGACTCCAAAAGAATATAAACAGATGATGGACTACCTGACTCGATCAGGTATCAGAAAACAAATTAAGTTTGCATCCGATATTGCAAGACCAGATCCAAAACCACAAGTCAAAGAGATAGAAGCAATTAATGCATTTATGAAACGTAACCCACGAGCTGATGGTGGTCGTATTGGTTTCTATAAAGGTATGGGAGCTGATAAAGCAAAAAAGAAAATAAAACTTAAAAAACCTGTAACTCTGACAGGTATGGCAGGTGATAGAAAACTTACAAAAGATCAAATTGATGCATTAGATCCAAATTATTTAGGAGATTTTACAGGAGGAGATTTAGAGAGACCTAAAAAAGTTTATAAAAGTGGGACACCAGGTAGTGTTATTGATGATGCAGTTGAGATTAGAAATATCATTGTAAAAAATAAAGGTAATATATTTGGACTAGAAGAACTTGGAGAAAAAGCACAAATATATACTAGTGGAACTGGAACTAGAAAAAGTGGAAAGGGTAATAGACCTGATATAAGAAGAGTAAGAGCTGCGTTAGCACTTGCTAAAGATAATTTTCCTGAAATAGGAAATTTTAAATTTGTTACAGATAGATATAAAATTGATGGAAGTCAAAGACAACAACTAAATATGGTTGTTGATACAATCAAAGCTTATCAAAATTCAATAGGGGATGAAAAATTAGCTCAGTTTTTACCAAACAACATGGGGCAGTTTTATACTAGAGTTATAGAAAAAGGTCCGAAAAAATTACCAGCAAATCCCGAACAAGGTTTATATATTAAAATGTACAACTTTGGCCCTGAACAAATTAAATACATTTCAGATAGAATTACTGATGAAACTGGACAAAACTTTACGTCTAAAGATTACAAAAATTTAGTAACAGACGTTAAAAAATTTAGAGCACAAGTTTCTACTAACAAAGCTTTAGAAACTAAATTAGCTAATATGAATAAAGTAATAGTTAATCTTGCAAATGACAATCAAATTCAAAATTTATTAAAAGGTGATTTAAATAGAAAAACTCAAGAAGCTCTTTTAAAAAGAGCGACAGATATTGTTGGTGGTGATGTATCTATTGCAAGTAGAAGATTGTTTCAAATGGCAGAGGCCATGTCCGATACAACAAACGCTTATAAAAATTTAGGCATTGAACTTAATAATGAAAAAGCAAATAAAATTATTGCAACAGGAAGACAAATAGGTGGAAAAAATAATAGATATGGAATGTCTAGTGTACTGTATGATTATTATGGTAACGTTGTTGATAAGGCAATAGGATCAGGCGAAGGACAAACGTTTATTGGTAAATACCAACAAGCAATTAGAAATGCTTTAGACAAGGGACAATCTCCTGATGAAATATTTAGTTTAACAGCCTCTGCAAGAAGAGGACTAGCACCGTATGCTATATTTACACAACAACTAAGAACAGATGTTAATAGTGCTATCAAGGGTGCATACATTGATTCTGCACTTTCAAGAACACACGGAAAATTACAAGAAATATTTAAAGGTAGAAAATATATTCAATTAAATGCAAAAGAAAAAGAAGCAGCAAATGATTTAGTTGAAGCTTTTGAAAAAGAAAAGACTAGAGCTTTAAAACAACCAATCAATCCTGGTGAAGTAAAGAAAGGTGCTAAACCAATTTACTTAACAGCGACTCAAAAGAAAAATATGCAACTTCCTAGTTTTGATCTTAAAAATCCACCAAGTAAATCTATAGAAGGTTTTAATACAAGATTTGTTAAGTATCCACAAATAAAAGAAGCTTTTGAAAAAAGTTTTAAAGATGTTGGCTACGGCATGAAAGTTACAAAAGATATGAGAACTCAAAAAGAATTTTTAAATAATCTTGTAGCTAATAGTAAATTATCAAAATGTAAAATTAATTTGAAATCAGAGGGTGGACGTATAGGTTTTGCATTAAGTGATGAATGCATTAGAGATGGTTTAAATGAAACTAAAAAGAAAGCAGCGGCTGGAGATAAACAAGCCGCAAGACAATTAATTAAGACAGCTGAAGTTGCAACAAGAGGTAGGTTGTTAAAAAATATTTTAGGTCCAGGAGCCATTCTTGGTGAGGCGATGATTGAAGGAGCGATTATCGGTAATAAAGTTTTAGGGGGTAAGCCTGCTGACATCGCTTACGCTGAAAGTTATTTATCTTATTTAGATCCTAGAAAATACAGAGGTGAACTTGATCCATTAAAAATGGAAAGAGAAGATATGTTGGAGAGCACAGCTGACAAAAATATTTTAAGATCAGGATTTGCAGCACAAGATCAACTATCTGCTTTTAACAAAGCAATAGAAGATAGAGATCTTGCAAAAGCTAGAGGAAGAATGGATCAATATGTGC